AAAACTTCTGTATTGAAATAGTTGAAACTAATCCAAAAGACTTGAATGTCGCAGAAGTAAAATATATTTCAGAAATGACTCCTCAATATAATATGACTAAGGGCGGTGATGGCAGGTCTGGTCCTATATCTGAAGAGCATAAGAGAAAGATTGGTAATGCAAACAGGGGTGAGAACTGTTCATCGGAGACCAGAGAAAAAATAAGCAAGGCATTGAAGGGACGTTCTAAGTCTAAAAATCATAGAAAAAAGATTAGTAAAACACTAAAGGGTCAAAAACGTTCTCCTATGTCTGAAGAGACCAAGAAAAAGATTGGTGACGCAATGAGAGGCAAGAATCTTGGTCCTATGTCTGAAGAACATAAGAAAAAGATTAGTGAATCATTGCAAAGAAAGTGAAAAGAAAGGGGGCAGTCAAGCCCCCATTTTAATATTAATCACTTACTCGTTCAGCAGTGAGACCTTTGACATATGTAAAGGAGCAACCTTGTAGGAAGTAAGAGGTATGTTCAAGAATTTCTTCCAAGTCTTCATCATCAGACCGGAAAGTAGATGATACATCATTAACAGTGTCATGGTTTTGATACCGACGCATTGTCAAAGTGTATTCGGTGTAGTTACCATCATCTTCATCATTATAACGACCCATTATACTATTCCTCTTCTTCTTCGTTTTCTGCGGCTTCTTGCTCACGTTCTTCAGTTGCTTGAATCAACTGCACACACTGATCACGCAGACCACCTACTGTAGACAGTTCTTCACCTTTGAATGCTCCACGTTGCACAATCGCATCAATGATAGCAATAGACGAACGGGAGACTTTAAGGTTCAAATCATAAAATTGAGAGTCATTCATTAGAAATATATTCCTTTAGTTTTTTTCTAGAGCAACCCAGTATTGGAGCTGCCGACTAACGTTAGTAAACTTACTGATAAGTTTGGACGAAACTTCTACAGCATAATCACCGGGAAGAAGTTTCAGATTGTCAATGTTGATACTTAGACGTGCGTTTGCATGGATATCGCCATGCCATACACCATCAACTTCAATGGTATACTCATTGGAAGTTGTATTCTTAGGATCAACGATTGATAGAGTTACTGAGTCATCTTCTGTGCGACCAATGATCACGCTCTTATGACCAAGAGCAGAAGATGCTTTGCGCACCTGACTCAGAATATCTTGAGTGAGATTGAATGTGACTTCTGGATCAGGAACCTGTAGGTCTTTCTCAGGTGGATTAGTCAACATTTCAATATCAGAATAGAAATAGTTAATAGAAGACTGACCATTGGCAATAACCATATGCTTGTCTTGGTAATGCACAGTGCCATCTTCTACAAGATTATATGCACCAATAAACTCATTCACATCATAAATGCCAAAGTCTTGTGGAAAATCTTCTTCAAGAGTAGCTTGTGCTAGAACATTCTTAGCATCTGCAATAGTGCGCAGAACGTTACCTTGTCGAACTACAAGGTTTTGGTTAATGGTTCCGAAGTTACGAATAACTTCCATAGTATTATTCAACATCAAATGTTTCCTCATCTTGATCATGTACATGGAGTGCCATAATAGCATAGTGTGCGATTTTCATCAAGTCTGCACGGTTACGACCATTCTTTTTGCCATAACGTTGTGCATACTTCATTACGTTACCGAGACAGAACCCCATCCCGTGACCAGCATCAATAATAAACTCAGTAGCCTGAAACTTCTGCTTTGAGTAATGCCCCTCATATGTTTTGAGGATATACTCATTTAGTTCTGTTAGAATTCGGTCTTCACTGTATTTCATATTGTAAGTCTCACTGTTTCGAACTTAGAAGTGTATAGTATATTATTCTGTCCCTGTTGTCAAGAACTTTTTTAACGCATTTTGGAAAAGTTTTTATCCTTGTAGAATTCCATCTTGGATTCAAAACGACCATCCAAAATCTCACCCTTGTGTGAAATTACAAATACATTCGTATCAGCACCCAAGGTATGAATAATCTTAAACAAGTTTTCTACACCATCGTTGTCAAGGCTGGAGTCAAATGTCTCATCCAGAATAAGCAGATTGGTTGCTACAGAGTTTTTCATCTTAGCAATCTGTCTCCATGTAAACAGCAGTGCAAGGTCAATGCGTTGCTTCTCACCCTCAGAGAAAGAGTCGTAGGAAAAACTATCACGGTGCCGTGAACGAATAGTCTCAGAGAAACTTTCATTCAATTCAAAATGAACAAAGAAGTCTAGTGTCTGTAGATACTGGTTTACTAACTTATTCATAACAGGCAGATACTGTTTGATAATCTTAGTCTTGATACCAGTGTCTTTGAGCATATCAGCAATGATACTACTATAGTCATACTCTTCAGACAGTTCAACCTTTTCTGTAATCAAACCATCTTTTACATCAATAAAGTCTTCAAGGTCTTGGGCAGCTTGTTTGACATTATCTTTACTGTCAGAAGTATTAGAAATCTCTTCTTCTAGTTTAGCAATCAACCTACGAGACATATTAATCTTGGTATTATTATCCCGCAGCAGACCCTGTAGTTCCATAGACTTCTTGTTCTGGTTCTGTAGGTCATCTACAGTAGACTTGCCATTAGATAGTTTATCTTCTACCGCCTGAAACGTCTTCTGGATTTCCTTCGCTTTCGCTGCGATACCTTTAACCTTCTGACCTTTAATATTTTCGTCAATCTCTTGCGTACAAGTCGGGCAAACGTCATTGTCTTGAAAGAACTTATCCTCTTTAACAAGTTTCTTCATCTCCGATTGAAGGTTAGATTTTTCTATACGAGCATCCTGAAATGCATTACCAGCTTGCTCTAGTTGTTTTGCAACCTGATCATACTTAGTCTCAAGAGTTTTTTGTATTTCTTCATTTTGAGCATTGACTTGCTCAATTGAATCTTCCTGCGCCTTGATTTCAGTTTGCTTCTCACGCCACTTTTCCTCATTCAAACTTTTAATATCATTGATATACTTACGTTGAACTTCAATCTTGTTCTTGACAATATCTACCTGATGAGCAGCATCACGAATCTTATCCTTCAGACTGGCAATGTTGTCTTTCAGAACCATATTCATTTTAGAAAAGATATTAATGTCTAGCAAGTCTTCAATCACTTCACGTCTATTAGCAGCAGTAAGTTGCATAAACGGAATGAAAGAGGATGAACCAAGCACTACAATCTGATGGAATGACTTATGGTTTAGTTTTAGAATATTCTGTTCAAGGAGTTTCTGGAACTCTTTAGAATGGGAAGCTTCATTAATAACCTCTCCATTTTTATAGATTTCAAAGATGTTAGGTTTGATACCCCGAATAACTTTGAACCTGTTAGGACCAACTGAGAACTCAACCTCGACCACACAATCCTTACTATTAATAGTATTGATAAGTTGTGGTTTGTTGATGTTCCTGTAGGGTTTACCGAATAGACCAAACGATAATGCATCCAGCATAGTAGACTTGCCAGCACCATTGGCACCTACAACCAAAGTAGTAGGGGCATTATCTAGGTCAATTTTTGTGAATGAATTTCCAGTAGATAGAAAGTTTTTATACTGGACAGAATGGAATTTAATGATAAGACTCTCCTAATCACTCAAATCATAATATAGAGTATTATATATCATTCCACAGGAGTTGTCAATAACAAATGTATAAATAAGTTTGTTATGTAAACCAAACGGAGGATATTATGGATATTATTACTAGCGTAAAGGGTTGGGTCGGCAAACTTGCTGAACTTGGCGTAAGTCTCCTTGCCCTTACAATCGTAGCTGAGCTTCTTGGTCTCGGCGCAGTTCCATTCATGCCAGAAGGCGTAAGTGTAATTAATAATGTGACAGGTGTAGTTGATGGACTTGGTTCATCCGGTCTTGTCGGGTTGTTGGCAGTATGGGTTCTTTGGGCCATCTGGCAGCGACGGTGATTATTTCATAATAGATATTTTTCAAGGGGGGCTATTTCAGTCCCCCTTTTTTTGAACTTAACTTTAACAGAGAGTAGCAAATGACACAGTTAATTGATCCAACGAAATTTACAAATGCAGTAAGCAAATTAAGAACATTCTTTATGGAAAAAGGTTTCGAAGAAGTTCATACACAAAACAGACTTAGCATTTTAGCAGCATGTGAAGACCCATTTAATGTTGCCACCTACAAATACGAAGGCCGTGTATGGCCATTACCACAGACAGGTCAGATGTGGTTAGAACACGAATTACTTACTAAACCTTCTTCGAAAGGTTTTTTTTGTGTCTCAACTTCTTACAGACAAGAACCTAATGCTATTCCGGGCAGACACGATACAATCTTTCCAATGTTTGAATTTGAAATGCCGGGTGATATTAATGACCTTGAAGCAATGGAACACGAACTGTGCGAGTATATGGGATTTGGTGATATCACTGGTAAGACATATGCTGAGTGGCAGAAAGAATATAATGTAGATGGTGAACTAGAAGACGAACACGAAAAGAAAATGTATCAAGAATACGGTGCTACAATGATTAAAGACTTCCCTGAGTTTACCTCACCGTTCTGGAACATGTCCAGATATGAAGATGGTGTAACATCCAAGAAGATTGATGTAATCTTGGGTGGTATGGAAACTATTGGTTCAGCAGAACGTTCTACAGATGTTGAGCAAATGAGAGATACATTCCATACAATTGCAAATGGTGAGTATGCTAACTTACTGTTCGATTTGTTTGGCAGAGGACGTGTTGAAAACGAATTGGAAGAGTTTCTAAAGTATGACTTCTTCCCTAGAGTTGGTGGTGGTATTGGTATGACTCGTATGATTGCTGCACTAGACAAACTCTAAAAAAAAACAATCCGGGGTGGTGAAATAGGTAAACACGCACGACCGTTTATCGTGTGCTTAATAGGCTTGAAGGTTCGATTCCTTCTCCCGGAGCCAATAAAAAGAGGGAGCAAAAACTCCCTCTTTTTTTATGTCTTATGATATTGCGAAACGATTTTCTTTAGAGCAGTAGCAATATGACTGTCAGCGATTGGGTCACCTTCATTATCATAGACCCAAGCAAGGTATCCCACTTGGTTACCTTCTATGTTCCACTTTTCAGAAAAATTGGGTGACAACACCCGCTTAGATTTGTTCCACCGTGGGTGGGTATCATCATAAGAGCGTTGAGCCCATACTTCCCTGAAAACTACCCAAGCATCTACCATTGCTTCTTCAGGGTTGTCAGATAGACAACAACCGGGAAAAAATTCAGTAAGAACAGTGTGAAAGTCTTGCGACAGTTGGTTGAATACATTCTCGATCATTTTCATATTTCTATTCCTTTTTTCTCTTACATTATTAATATAATCATTATTGAGAAAAAAACAACCCCCTAAAGGTATTTCTCTAGGGGGTGTTACATTTATGTCACTTCTCTTCTTTCGCAATGTAGGAGACGATAATCTCAACCTTATCACAATACATTTTTCGGTAATACATCGCTTCATCTGATGCTGCATAACCTGAGTATTCATATTCTGTATGAATCACTTCACCTGCTTTATTGAAGACTTCAACGAGGTAGTGTGGATAACGAATGTTGGTCATTTTGTTTTCCTTTCGGTAAAGAGGTTATGCTTTATAGTTGCATAAAAAAAAGGGGCCGTCAAGCCCCTTTCTTTACTTTTTTCCAACTTTTTTGCAGTCTACCATGAATACCTGATAGGTATCATCTGGACCACCAGAGTCTCTTAATCTAGCGTATTTATTCATTGCTTCATAATAAGGAAGTCTGGAGGACACCGTAGTTGGAGGAGCCCACCAGTCTTTGTCATCATAATGAATAACTACATAAAGATTTTCTAGTTCGGAAGAGATGCGTCGATACCTTGCACATACCAATCCATAGAAAGCAGGGTTGGCCAATCATCCAAGTTCGCTGCACCAGCAGCACACTCATCAGGAACAGAACCATCTTGCTTCAGCAAACCTTCACATGGAAATGCATGACGGTCACCATTTGCCAGTGCTTGTTCAAGCATAAGTGCTTCAGTAACAAGTGTCTGACCCATAGCATCTACATTGTAACTCTCTAGAGCAACCATGCCAACTTCACCACCTTTACCATCTTTGGTGAAACCCCACCAAGTATCGCCACCAGTCCATGTGCCGTCCATTACCTGACCTACACGGTCAACATAGTAAGTATCCCAATCATCTACAATAGAAACGAGATGCGCATTAGGACCAAAGGCGGACATATTAGATGCCTGACCAAATGCATAGACACCAGCATTCTCTGCTACTTGGACAGGTGCAGGAGAATCAGTGTGCTGTACAATAATATCAGCACCTTCATCAATCAGTGCCTGTGCAGCACCAGCTTCCTTAGCAGGATCGAACCATGTATACAACCAAATAATATCTACTTCAATATCAGGGTTATGTTTTTGTGCTTCCAACATGAATGCATTAATACCACGCACTACTTCTGGAATAGGGAATGATGCAATATAACCGACTTTATTAGTCTTAGTCATATTAGCAGCAATCATACCTTGGACTACACGACCTTCATAGAAGCGTGCAGAGAAAGTAGACATATTGTCAGTGTCACGAACATAACCAGTTGCGTGTTCAAATGCTACTTCTGGATAGTTGGCAGCAACTTCGTTAGTTGCATCCATATAACCAAAAGAGGTTGTAAAGATAATATCATGACCAGTTTCAGCAAGCTGAGTGATTGCCTCTACTGCTTCTGGACCTTCTGGAACCATTTCTAGATAGGTAGTAGATACGTCAGGACCATAGGCTTCTTCTACAGCAAGACGACCAACATCATGTCGGTATGTCCAGCCAAGATCACCAATTGGACCTACATAAATGAAACCTACCTTGGTTTCAGCAAATGCCGCAGTAGCAGTTGCAATAGTGAGTGCTAGGGAT